TTGCCCATACCCCTTTTGTGTGCTTTAAAAGGGAAATAAACTTAATAGCTTTTTCTGCCTGCTTCTCATCAAATACCCAACGTATATCTTTACTCTTCAAATCAGAAACATGTCTTTTTACAGCTTGTTTAACAAATTTACCGACAAGCTCGTCTCCTGATAAAACCGACTCGATATAGGCTTTATAAGTAAACTCAATCATCAAGTAAATTATCCATATCAGATTTTTCATCAGGAGGAGTTATATCAACCTTTGACCTTGCACTAGGCGTTAAGCCTAATTCTCTTAGATAAACAATAACTTTAGATTGCATACTTTCATAAGTCATTAATTCAGGCATATTCTTACGATTATAATCTCTATCAGAAAAATATTGTTTTAGTGTTCTTTTCTTTTTATTTTGAAAATCCCAGTAAATAGAACGCTTCGCTTGTTGCATAATATCCCAGGCTTCCGCAGCAAGTTCAAGGATGGAAAGGTCTGCATCTGTAATAACAGATCCTGCAATTAAAACCTCTGAATTTTTTAAAAAAAACTCTTTTCCATACCTCGAGAGGGAGGGCGGTACATGGGTTACCCTTTTTAAGGGGGTAAATGAAGGTTCATGATTTTGTTGTCTACATTTATAATTCGTTCCCTGAACTTGTTTTATCTTAGTTGGTTTCTTCGGTCTTCCCATAAAAATCCCCATTTTTGAAAAATTTCATTTTGCAAGCGAATGAGTTGAACTTCACCCCTCGGTCTATGGAGTAAAAGTGCTAGAGATTTTACCCCCCTACCCCTATGCAAAATCATTTCTTTTTTATAAATCTTCCTGATTTGTCTCTTTTCACATCACATGTAGCAGTCTTTCTTGAATGCTCTGAATGTAATCTTGGTATCAAAGTATATTTACTATGGTCTGGCTCTTTCCATTTGTTATATGGGGGATTATGGTCAACATCATACAGTGACCAATCTTCAAATGGTATTCCAGCATTTCTTAACACTTCTTCACGAATCTTTCGCCACGAAGAAGAGTAACCTCTTTTCGCAGCGCTTTCTCTTTTATCCTTTGCCCTAGGTCTTTTCTTCATATTAGGGAAAGGATCATACACAATTCTTTTTAACTTCATTCTCTTCTACCAGATAATCAAATGTTGTATAACCATCTGGTCCTACACCTCCACAATCAATTAATCTTCTTAAAGTCTCTTTTGACCTAATCCCATAATCCATACAACAATCCTTTAATGATTCATAAACTAGTGAACCTCTTCTAGAAAAAGCTATTATTGGAACTTGAATATTTTTACCCATTTATATTCTCCCCCATACAAAAACTAAAATTGATAAACAAAGCCAAAATAAAATATAATTACTAAACCTTTCTTTGAAACTGTTTTTACAAACCATTTGAATTGATGAGACTATTATCATTAAACATAAAATAATTAATCCAATTAAAATAAAATAACTTCTCATAAATTACCTCTTAGAACTATTTCTATTATTTGATTGAGAATTACTAAATTGATTTATTCTAGGCAATAATCCTATTTGGGTACATTTAATTTTTACCTTGTTTTTATTATTAAATTTTTCTTGAACTAAAGACCCTGTAATTAATACATGAGAATCTTTTACCATTCGTTTAAGAATTAAATTATCTTTTGCTGTTAAATAACTTGCATCAAAATGAAAAGGAATATTCTCCCAATTATTATTCTTCATATATGATTTATTACTTACAAAATTAAAATTTACAAAGCAAACCTCTTTATTCTTCTTAGAATCAACAATCTTAGCATCTTCTGTTAAATAACCTTCAATTGTAATTTGATTAATCATTCTTTATTTTCCTCTTTATTTGTATTTTTTTCTTTTTTAAACGGAACATCTTTTTGATGTAAATATTGTTTTCCTAAAAAGATAGCCATACCAACATTTGTTCTTGCAAGATTCCACTGCATACGTCTTAAACTTTGCAATCCAGCAACACTCTTTTTTTTATATATCTCGGAAAAACCCATGTTATAAACATCCTTACACCAGGAATTAAGAGTTTTGTCAGTTACATCTAAAACACAACAAATCTCTTCTTCAGTGCATTGCAATTTACATAAGCCTTCAAAGATTTCTTGGACTTCCATTTCATCCTGTAATTTCTTTGGTCGCCCCATTATCATTCTCCAATTTGTAAGCAGTATCTCCAGTAAGTTGTTCATATCTTTGAATAATGACTTGGCAATAAATGGGGGAAAATTCCATCATTAAACAAATTCTTTCTAATTGTTCACATGAAATTAATGTTGTTCCTGAACCACCAAATAAATCTATTACAACAGACTTTTTTCGTCTTGGTGTGGAATTTCTTATTTGTCGACCAAATAACTCAACAGGCTTCATTGTAGGATGTTCAAGGTTTTTATTAGGTTTATTAAATTCTAAAATAGTACTCTGACTTCTATTTTTTATAAAATAATGAGGTTTCCCATCTTTCCATCCATACAAGCAAGGTTCATGTTGCCATTGATAATCTTGTCTTCCCATAACAAAATTGTTCTTCTTCCAAATTAAAACTTCTCGTGTTTTTAACCCCGCTTTATTCAAAGCAATTAAAAAAGGAAGCCTTTTTGAATCAGCATGCCAAATATAAAACCCCGCCCCTTCATTTAGAAATGGATAAATATTAGAAAAACTATTATATAAAAAATTTATAAAATCAGTCTCTTCCATTGAATCATTTGCAATTGTTAATTTCTCTTTAGTTTTCCCTTCATAACTCACGTTATATGGAGGATCTGTTAATAATAAATCAATTTTATTATTACCTACTAATTTCTTAACATCTTCTATATTTGTTGAATCACCACACATCAATCTATGTTCACCAAGTTGATAAATATCCCCTGGTTTAACATAAGTATTTACTGCAGCTTTTACTAAACTTTCATCTATATCAAAATCATCTTCTTTTGCTTCTTGTAATAAATCTAGTTCATCAAAAAAGCCAAAATCATCTAACCTAAAAATATCTTTTAAATCATTAAGTTCATTTATTAGTAAATCTTTGTCCCATTGTGTAAATTCAGAGACTCGATTATCAGATAACCTAAAGGCCCTTATTTGCTCTTTGGTTAAATCTTCTGCTACAATACAAGGCACTTCTTTTAGCTTTAATAATTCAGCTGCTTTTAACCTTGTATGTCCTGCAATTATCACATTTTTGGTATCAATAATAATTGGTACTTTAAATCCAAAATCCCTAATTGAATTTGCAACAAGCATAATTGCTTGTTTTGAAATCTTTCTAGGATTCTTACTATACGGTTTGATTTCTCCAACCGATTTAAAAACTATATTCATAACTTCCCTTTAATTTATCAAATTAAATTTCTATAATTTTTAGTCTTCTTCGTAATAAGCTTTAATAAAACAGATTCGTGTAAACCAAGCTTCTTTTCTTATTACGCTATCAAGAGTCTCACATAATCCCTTTTCAATTTTAGTAACTAATTGTTCTAAATACTCTTGCTGAATATCCTCCTGTGAACTAATATTTTTATTTTCAATTAACACTTCAAATGGGAAAATAATATGTGCATTATCTTCTTGACTGAAATTATCCAATTCCTCATCACATTCATCTAACACACTAAAATCATCACCAATAAGTGAATCATTAAAAAGCTTCTCATCTGTTAAATAATTTGCAATATTTGTACTAACTTGTTCTCTCAAAGCTCTTTCAATTTCTTGCTTCTCTTGAGTCCCTTCAAATTCTAAATTATTTAAACTTATATCTTCCCATAACAATCTAATCATTATCTTTTCTCCTTGAATATTTGATTACGTATAATCAAAAAGCTTTTCTATTTTAGTAACTGCCCTTTAGTTTCGATTATCCGCAAAGAAATGCCCACAAATTCCACCTTTTTTACACTTATGGTGTAATTTTATATTTATTAAAGACAAACCCTTTAAATGCTTATTTTATTCTTGATATCATTTTCCCTGAATCATCTTGAAATACTGGTGCATTGGTTGGAAGTTTTTCTATTAAATTTCTTGCATCTTGCCTTGTTATTTGGGCTCTATTAGAAAGTTCCTTTACTGTTATAACTTCGGGGAAAATTGGAATATTTAAGAATAAATGAAACACTTTTGATGATTCATTTTTAAATCCATATTCTCGGTAATTCATTTATAGCTATCCCAAACACAATTTATTTCTTGACAAGACACTTTAAATTTTCCATAAATTACATCCCCAAAATATTCATTGAATTCTGATAGTTTTAAATTTGATGCTATTGCAGTTGATTTTTTATTGTTGAAGCGTTTGATTATTAAGTTTCTTATTATCTCTTTGTCTTTATCCGTTCCTGTTGCTCTTCCAACTTCATCAATTACCAGATAATCAAAACTGCTATACTTTTGTTGTATTTTGAACTCTGAACTTTTTTGACTTGAATAACTATCTTTGATTTCTAAAACTAAATCAGATTCTAAAACGTATTGAATCGTTTTGCCTTTTAATGCAGCACCCCGCAATGCCCCAACTAGTAAATGTGTTTTACCTGTTCGAGTTTTACCCGCAAATAATATATTTTTGGTTACTCCAGAAACCCAATTTAAGATTGCATTTCTTGCATTTATTTGTTCTTGTGAATAAATTTCATATTTATTGATTCTATCTTCTTTCGATACTTCAGGTATTCCAGATTCATCAAAAGCTTTCATCCAGATGCTTTTTTCATATTCCTCATTTAATTTTTGTAAATATTCAATCTCTCTGCACTCCTTACAACCTGATTCACTCTTTGCTACAATTTGACCATTTCGAAGTTTACCTGTTACAATTGCTGTATATTTTCCATGTATCGGACAAACTCTCTCAACTTTTTCAATAACTCCAAAATGCCCTTCTGTAGGTTTAAAAAATGCTAAATTAAAATTATTCATACTGGCTCCTTTAGAAATCTAGTTTTTGTTTTTTCAATATATTTATTTGTTCTGGTGTAAGTGGTGTATTCTTGGTTTCAAAATTTTTATTTTCGCCAATCGGTACTTTTTGCTTTTTTTGTTTAACTGGGAATAAACCTTGATATCCGTTCATGATTGAATTCTCAATACAATCAATTTTTTCTTGAAGCGTTAATCCTGAGGATTCAAGTTTTTGAACAGCTAATCTTACTGCTTCAGGACTCATTGGTTTTTTTCTTATTTTTCTCTCTGTAATGAATTTTAAAAATGTTGCTTGATACTCTTTTGGAACTAGAGTTAAAAGTGAATTATCTTGAGAAGATAGTTCGTTTAAAGTTTTTTTTCTTTTAATATTTTCTTTTTTATTATTAATTATATTATTATATATATTATTGGGTGAACTT